ACAAGAGAAGTCACTGCCTCTTTCTGACTTGAGCTTAAACGTCAAGACTGAGTTGATTGCTGTGTTGGACTCAAGGACTGCCCCTACAGCGTCTGTGTACAGCCCTGAACACTCTTTCTACTTGATTACGTTCCCAGACCAAGAGGTGACTTACTGCTTTGATCTGAAGGGTAGGTTAGAGAACAACGCCTACAGGGTCACCAGATGGACAGGAGCACCGTTTAAGTCCTACGAGAGAAAGAACACGGACGGTACTCTTCTAGTAGGCACGTTTGATGGACTTGGGAAGTACGATGGGTACACTGACCAGTTTAACGACTCAGGAACCATCACGCCCGACAGCTACACCTTTAGGTACTACAGCCCCGGATTGACCTTTGGTGATCCGTCGAAGCTGAAGTTCCTCAAGAAACTGCGGCCCACTCTGGTAGGCGCTAACAGTGCTACAGTGTTTGTTAAGTGGGCGTATGACTTTGGTACGTCTTACAGCACCTCAGAGTTTACAGTAGGTGACCAGATTCCTTTCTACTACAACACCCCTGCCGCAGAGTACACTGTTGCTGAGTTCACTGGAGGCTCCACGGTAAGTAGACCTCCTGTAAATACCACTGGAAGTGGTTCAGTAATTACAATTGGTCTTGAGTCAGAAATAAACGGTTTTGCTTTATCTCTCCAAGAAATTAACGTCTTAGCACTTATGGGTAAAACATTATGAGCAACTATACAAAGACAACTAACTTTGCCGCTAAGGATAGTTTGCCTTCTGGAGACCCCGGCAAAATTATCCGAGGTACTGAATTTAACGTAGAGTTTGACAACATTGCTCCTGCGATTGCGAGTAAGGCAAACACTGCTTCACCCACTTTTACGGGGCTGGTAANNGCTCCGATACTGTTACTATTAACGGAGGTACTTACTAATGAGTTTGTTAGACTCTATTTTAAACGGCCTAGTTCCTGACACAATAGGCGACATCTTTGACCAAGCTCTCCCCACGGCAACGTCACCTAACATTAGGTTCCAGCCGTTCACGGTAACAGGGGCTTCAGGAACGACGAGTACACTGGCTGACGGGAGTACCTCGTACAACCTGAGTCCTGAACAGGAGGCAATGCGTCGACAGTTGTTTGGCGGGGCTAATCAGTTCTACCAGAACGCCATGCAGGACACTGCAGGACGCGAGACTGACATCTACAACCGCATCAGGGCTACTCAGAGGCCTGAGGAAGAACGACAGCGATTGGGTCTAGAGGAGCGTCTGCTTGCTCAAGGAAGGTCTGGTATCACTACTAACCAGTACGGAGGTACTCCAGAGCAACTCGCGATGGCTAAGGCACAGGCAGAGGCCCAGAACTCCGCGATGCTGACTGCGATGCAACAGGCGCAGGCTGAGCAACAACAACAGGCACAGCTAGGTGGTCAGTTCCTACAGCAGAGCTACGCACCACAAGCGTCTCTCTTGTCTTCTCTAGCGCCTGCTCTGGACGTTGCTAGCATGGCTGACGTAGCCCGAAGACAACAAGGTGAGTTTGATCTAGAGACTCAACTGGCTAACATCAACGCACAGCTAGGCCAGCAGACAGGCAAAGCACAGCTTTACGGNNGGTATATACGGTGGTCTGTTGAGCGGACTAGGCGGTCTGTTGGGAACTAGTTCTACAAACGCGCCTTGGTGGACAGATATTTTTTGAGGAGACGGGTAATGGCTGGAATTGACGGAAGTATGCTAGTAAGCGCTGGGTCATCCATCGGACAAACGATTGGTGGTGGTATCGCTGGGCTAGGCAAGGGAGTAGGCGGTATGCTCCAGTCTCGTGCTGACGCTAAGAACAAAGAGGCAATGCAGGCTGAGGTTCAGAAGGAGCTACAGAAGTACGCCAACGACCCTGCCCAGCTTAACGCTATGGGACAGAAGTATCAGTCTATGGGTAAGCCTGATATTGCTAAGGCTTTCTACGAGAAGGCTAAGCAGGCGACAACCAAGAGGACTGCTCAAGTATCTGCTCTGGAAACTGCTGGACAGGACATCCAGAAGGAGGCCCAGAGAAAGAGAGCAGTACAGGTAGCTCGCCAGAAGGGAGATCAGGACGCTCTGACAGCACTCAACGCCAGAGCCTTGGACCCCGTGGAGTACCTCAAGGGGCTTACAGTTAAGCCAGAGACTAAAATTGTTCCCGGCGGTAGTCGTGTGATTGACGCCGAAGGAAACGTAATCGTAGACGCCGTGTATAAACCCGAAGCACCTAAGGAACCCAAAATTGACATCAAGGAGTCTGAAGGAGAGTTTGTAGTATTTGAGAACGGTGTAGAAG